AAGTCGATCGAAGCATCGAGGGTTAGATCTCTCATGCTCCAGCAGCCGAACACAAGATTTGCTTGTGCCTTGGTTCAGCTAGAGGCTGAGACGGATGAGCCTGTTGAGCCTCAGGACATCAAGAGAGCTACCAAGGTTGGCTCTATCATGTCGATGCTTTGCAGGAGTGAGCCGCAGGAACTTTCATCTTGGCTTATGAATAGGAACAGAGATTTGGATGGCATCTCTGATGTGTTTCTGACATGCAATTCTAATGAGGAAGCCTGCCTTAATATACTTAAAAAGTTGGCTGGATTTGAATCTAGATCTGAATTGAAGAAGAACCCTGAAGCTGTTGAAAAGCTTGAGGAGATCATAAATGAGTACAGATTTGAGTGAAGACTTTGACTCTGTACAGAACCCAGCACACTACACGGACGGCAGGAAGTATGAACCTGTGAAAGTGATTGAGGACTGGGGTCTTGACTATCACATGGGAAATGCCCTGAAGTACATCTCAAGGGCTGGCCGAAAGAAGTCTCTTATCGAAGACTTGCAGAAAGCTATATTTTACCTAGAGAGAAGAATCTCTATTGAAACCGAAAGGAAATGGTAATGGCTAAAAATCGACGCGACTGGGATTCCATCATTGACAAGCTGAACAACAGGGGCAAGCCCATCCGAATCAAGATGGGATCCCCCGGATCTGCTCAGGTCACAAGAATTCGACTGATGGAACTCTACGATGGGCTGAGCGCCCACACCAAGGGTGCATACCTCCATCTGGATCTGGCCTGATGGGAGGCATCAAGAACCGGAAGGGAAGCTCGATTCATCGATACTGGTACGAAGCCAGCACCGATGAGAAGCTCACCCGGATCATGGTCGTGGACGGCGGCAAGAAGAGAATGGCTTGGGCTGTCAAGGAGGGTGACTCCTACCGAAAGGTTGACAGATCCAAGGCCGTCCTGAAGTAAAGAGCTAGGAGTCCTATAGGGTTGATCGAGGGCAATCCTTTACAAAGGGGGAAGATGCTTTTGGTCCCTAGTCTCTACATCATTTCGGCCAGAATCTTCCCCACCCTCGATGTTGGGCTCGTAGCTCAGTTGGTTAGAGCACACGTCTTATAAGCGTGCGGTCGCGGGTTCAAGTCCCGCCGAGCCTACCACTCCCACCGTCAGCAATCTCAATGCTGACATTCAATCCGCTAATGATGTCCGACAAACTCTTCCTGAGTTCATAGTAGAGACTCTCGCCGAGAGCCTCTTCCACCTCCTTCGACATCAAAAATCCCTCTGCATTCGTTAGACATATCTTGGCTTGGTACAACTTAGCCAGAGACTTCTTATCAGAAATCTCTACTTTCAACATTTCCACCGTCATAAAAGTACCTGTTCTCTACTTCGCATAATATAGAATAAAACTTTTTGTCATGACCATCGTACTGCCTCTTCCAGTGAGGCCCATGCTTGTAGTGTGACAAGACATGGCAATACTCATGGATAAGAACGGCGATGGATTCGCTCTTTGAAAGGAACTTACTCACTCTAATGAGCGGCTTTCCAGATCCTATCTCCACATACCCGAGGCATTCTTTCTCAGTCTTTGGCAGCTTCTCAACTCGGAGCCTAGATTTTCTGCCGTAGGTATATATCAGCCATCGGTGTATCTGGTGAAGTCGATCTCTTTTATTAGGAATATTTTGATTTGATCCTTTCGATGCTGAACCATTCGACATCAAAATCTCCTGACTTCACATTGTGCAGTAACGACAATCCTCTTCTCCACATCTGATTAGCTGGGCCAGCCCATTTCTCAGAATGCTCAAAGTAACAACCTGCTACTAGACCGTGGAGGTTTTTACCCATGCTGTCAGTCCTGATGGAGTGATCGTATGTATGGGTATGACCTTGTATGCAGGTTCCGAATTGCTTCGTTAGGAGGCTGGCGGCTTGGTGCATCCCAGATATAGGGCGACCCATCACACCAGAAGTGAAGTAATGAGAAAATGAACACCCAAGTATTTTTTTAGGAACAAGGAAGGGAACTTCTTCCCAACCCAGTTCCTCAAGCCTCAGATCTTTCGTGGATATGATCTCCTCGAATCTAGGCTCAGACTCTATGAACTTAGATATTCTGTGTTCATGGTTCCCGATACAGAATATAAGCTCAGGATTATATTTCTTATCCTTTTTTGTTCCTTTGTTGTACTCATCTAGCTGACTGTGGAACCTGAGCATCCCATCAAGTCCGACATCAATGTCCTTCCAATAGGAAGCACCATTGAAAGACTTGCTCCCCGGCTTGTCGAATGAGTTGAGCGAGTGCATGTCCCATAGATCTCCCAGATTCACGATGTAATCTGGTTTGAGATCCACAGCCATCCTGCCTAGCCACTCGTATCTGTGGTTTGGGATCCCCGGTTTGGCATGACTGTCAGGGACAACCATGATCGTGGGTCCGGTCTTTGGCTTCTTGTCAGACCTCTTGTAAGGAGGCGGAGGCTTTAACTGGTGTATGCCTCTTCTTATTCTTTCTTCCTCAATCTCGTTCTTCTTATCCATAAAAAGAAAAAGCCCCCGATTACACGGGGGCTATCTCCTATTCCCTAATGGCATCTACAGCATCGCAATAGATATCTATATCTATTAGATAATCGACTATTGGATCTGGTATGTCATCGTCCCTTAGAGACTCAATCGCCTCTAGGTTCGGAGTCGGGCAGGGTGGTATCAGAATCTCTCTTGGTCGCCCTACGCAGGCGGCGCTCCCAATGTTTAACGAGCAGACGACGAGAAGGGCGAGGCCCCATAAGCTTTTCAACTCCACGGGAGATCCTATCTATCTTCTCTTCTGCTGACTCTCTCTCAGCATCCACCCTTCCGGACTGCTCTTTGCTCTCCCCCCAGAAGAAGGCGAGAACAAAGGCAAGAACGCAGACGGACGCTATTGCAAAGAGAGTTTCCAACATCAGGCGTTGCGAGCGTTACCGAAGTTGCCACCGAGGAGGTTGATGAACTTCATAAGACCATCAGCCACGGCGTTATCACTCTCGTTGGGAGTCAGCGTTGCCACAACAGCAAACGCGCCCACAAGCTTGAGAGCAATATCAAGAAGACTTCCAACATTTTCGAGCAACCAATCCATTTATCTACCTCATGTTTTGGGCTGGAATTCAATGTGAATATGATCTTTCTCAAGAACCACATCAAATTCTTCGCCCAGTTCTTCGGCCAAGCCCTGAGTGAACTCAGCCAAGTGATCAGATTCAATAGCCCAAGTTCTCAGGTCGGCTGCGTAGCCAACGTAGTGAAGAGATCCCGGCCTATGCTTGCCGTCCATGACAGACGTAACAACCATTTCGCTTATGCCACGACTCAAGAAATATCCGTGAGCAATGTTTATACCCATGACCATCTCAGGCTTTATGCCGTTGATAGACACTCCATGCTTCATTCTGAGTGACATTAATTTATATCCCTAAAAAACGGTATCGGTCCAGGCTCTAAGCTTCTCAATGAACTTGTGGAAGCAATGATGTCCTTGATCGACTTGTCGATAGAGTCCAGCATAGCCCTCTTCTGGTCATATGAAATCTGACGCGATAGCAGGACATTCTTTCGCTGCGCTCTGAGGTTGTTGATTCTCGTATTTATCTTCTCGATACGAGGCTTTACAGCAAGGACATCTGAGTATCTTTCCATGATGTCCTTTTGAAGCTCGGGTTCGTTGCGCGCTGCGTTCAGGGCTGCGCCAATTCCCCTCACTGAGAAATAGAAATCATTCCAAACTTGCTGCTGACCACCGGAAGCCTCTGCGCTCTGGAACAAACTCCCGATAACAGGTAGTTCATCCGATCTCCAGTCGAGCATCACAGGCTTCCCGCGAGCAATGCTAGAGGTGAAGTCTGCAACTCCAAGTATGTAAGAACCTATTGTTCCCGTGTAGCCGTTGATGACATGCTCGACCTGAAGCGGGCTTACATTAAACGTCTCGCCAATCACTCTTGAGAATTCAGAAGTGTAATATTTGTACTGGAGCGCAGGGGGTCTGTCCTCCATGTACTGAGGGACGACCGGCCTTCCGGTGTATAAGCTGTGGTTAAAAACAACCTCTACTGCTGGTGCAAGCGCCTGCGGTCCAGCTAAGGG